CCATCAAAATACCCTGACCCACCATTGGTCACGGCAGACCAGCTTGAGGTGGGGTTGAATGGGGAGAAGGCTTGTACGGAGGGAGAGCCGTTGACGGTGATGGCAAACCCTGTGCCGCTATTGGCTACGCTGTTATCAACGAAGCGATTGGATTGGCAAGTAAGGAGAGATGTTTGCGTCCCAGTGATGGCAGAAATGTTTGTGCCAGCAGACTGTGTTGCAGTCAATGGTGAGGTTGGAACGGTAAAGTTTCCTGTGTATACACATACTCCTTTTACCGCTCTTAAGTTAGACAAATAACCTGTCAGTAATACTGTAGAAGCAGATTGAGCAGAGCCAATTGTGTATGCACCAGAACTTGTATTCTCTGTTGAGCCTGAATTTGTAGCTGCCCCATCAATATTACCGTTAATAAATAAGCGAATTTGACCGCTGCTATTTCTACTAACGGCCACATGAGTCCACGTATTTAAAGATATTGAAGCTGTTGATGTCGCAATAAATGAACCCTGCATATAAAAAGTTAATTTTGTTGCGTTTGTGATTTGCAACATCCAATCTGCATTTGTTCCATACACGGTACGTCCAATAATCTGTGCGTATTGCGCCCCAGGGGTTGCAGTTAAATAAACCCACGCCTCAACTGTAAACTCACCCGTTCCAAACTGTAGCGCCGTAGTTGATGCAACACTTAAATTAGTACTACTACCATTAAAATAATTCCCCCACCCCGTCTGACTAAACGGTGAGAACGTACCTTGTGTGGTGTTGCCGTTGCGGGTGATGGTGAAGTTGTTGGTAGACGCATCTAAGAACGTATTGTTCTGTGCGCCGTTGGTTCCGTTGCCTGGGAGCAGGAGGGTGGTGTATTCAAAATAGGGGTCGGCAGCGCCCGTAGTAGATATTAAATCGGATGCGATAATTGCTTCTAAAATTTCTGCTGGTGTACTAGCGATAAGCGCGTCCGCTCCTGATGCTGATTCAGCAATAGCTCTAGCGTATAAAGTAGGCCAGTATCCTAAAGCAATTGCGCGTGCTACTTCATTAGGCGTCCAGATACCCTTGTACGAACCCGGAGACGGTAGATTATTGGAGCCTAAAACACCCCCGTTGACACCAAGTGCGACAGGCATTTATGACAAGTCCTCGTAAGAACAAACAGCTTCTAAGGTACTGTTTGATGCCGCTGTCACCCGCAAACTATCATTTTCCTCAAGATAAATCTGGTTCTCGTTTTTGCCAATAATAACTAGTGATGAGTTAGCTGGAACAGCCGCTTGATACATAATATCAAACGCCGTAGTTGCGTTTTTATACACATCTACTGTTACGGTTGCTGTTGAACCTGTGATATTAGCTACAACAAGTGTATTAATTTTTAAGCACTTACCAGATCCGGAGCCATTACTGACTATGGCTGTTGGTGATGTTGTTACCGCCAAACCAGCCACCTTGCCCGTGGCTGTTGTTAAATTAATCAGGTTTGGCGCAGCCATAGCTAGCCCCCAAAGATAATTGTTGTGCCGTACGCCTTGGCGTTATAGGTGGATCTGCTTGATGGTTGTGTCACAAAGACGTTTTTAGTGCCTGCGCCAAAATTAACTAAACTCCCAGAGTTACTGGACGAGAGCACCGTGGTTCTGGCTAACGTCGTTCCTGATGCGGTGTACGTACCAATGCCTACTTCCCAGTTGGACCCTGACTGATCGGCTATGGTGTAAAAGGTCGTGTTGCCATTACCTATAGCAGCAAATGATTGGAACCCCGTAACCGCACCAGCTAGGGTTATTGTTCCCGTGCCGGTTGTTGTCGTAGTTTCCTGTACACGATCAGCAACTACAAAGGCCATTATGCAGACAAGCTAAACTGATAGGTTACTTGCAGTGTGTCACCGTTTACAACCGAACGATCTCCACCCGTGAAGTCAGAAGCCGAGAACAGGGTTCCGGTTGTTCCGCCCTTGGTGCTATCGCTTGTCAAGAATGCCCCACCAACCGTCGTGGTTCCGTTAATGTTAAACGTTGCTTTGCTTGCCGCGTTGGTAACAACCGAAGGGTTGGCCGTGGTTGCGGCGGCAAATGTTGCCGTGGGGCGGGTTGCATTGCTGTACGTGGTGTTTTCCGTCCATCCCGCGTGAGACGACATCGTGTCGGATGCAGCAGGATTGTTTGACGAACCTGCGCCATACAAACCAATATACCAAGTTGTAATACGTGAAGTCGCACCATCAAGCGCCGTGCCAGCCATGTACTGAAGGCCGACGTTTACCACGAGGTTCTTCGACTCAGCGGTCCATTTCAGGTTGCCGTCTTTGTCATAGCACTCAAAGAAATACTTGCCTACTGCTTTTGCAGCTTCTGACGATTCAGGGCGAGCAATCAACCCACTTGCTACAACATCATTTGTCTTTGCATTTTCCATTATGAAATCCTTAAAATTGAATCAGAGGCGCCCATGGGCGGAAAAGTTATGGTCAAATCTTGACCGGTTTTGGTTACCGTAGAACCGAAGTTTAAAACACAAACCGCCCGATTTCCATTGGTACTGTTGTAAATCAAAGCGCCAGCGCATGTCAACGTTACATTGCTGAATGTTAAGTCGTCAAACGACCAATATCCTGTAAAACCTGATGAAAGGGGCGTGATGTTTGTGAGTGTTGCCCCGCCAGCCGTGTAATTGGTTCCACTGGCTTCACCTTGGGATGTGTAGGTGGTGGTGTTTTGGTCGATGTTGGCGGTTGCAACGTACAAGGCGAGCTTAAATACATTTCCCGTGCCTCTCGTGAAGTTGTGCAAGCCTTGAGCTACTTCTGCCTTAAAGCTTGTACACATGGTTTGCACAATTGCCATTACACAACCTTATCCATCACCTGGCCGTGGCGGTATTGATCCTGTCGCTCAAGACCCTCGCCAAGGCGTTTGGCTAATACCATCGTTTCTTTGTATTTGTTATTGATGTTGGCAATTTGATCAGGTTCTGCTTTCATAAATGTTGCCGCCTCAATCAAGGCGCCGTAAAGCAGCACTGTGTCAAAGTTTTCACTGAGCCACGTATTTGTTGCGTCTACATTACCCAGCGTAATTGAAGTTGGGTAGTAAAAGTAATGTAGCTCTAGTTGGTAATTTGTGTCTGGCGTTGGCCCAAGTATAAACGACAGCTTATTTGGTGCATTTGGGTAATCGGGTCCAAACAATGCGTAACAATATGGAAGCCCTGTATTGCCAGCGCCAGTGGTAATCGGAAACGCTTGTCTAATAAATGATACGTCTTTATTAAGCAGGTAGTGATACTCGCCAGTTGGCTCAACTACTGCCATAGAATACACCGCAAGGAAATCTGTTGGCGCTTGCAGGTACTGATTGTTTGCACTACATGAGCCAATTACGTTTTTACGCAGACTTGGGAATTGCACCGCATTATAAATACGCTCTTCTGCTTGCGTAACAAATGCCGTCAAGCTGTCCGTGGAGAACGTCGTCTCCATGTAATCCTGAATTTGCGCCTTCAGGCTACCCCAGTTCACGCCATCGGTCCCCGACTCATTGTGCCTTTGGTAGCAGCACCTGTACCACGCATTTTAATACCTGATGTTTTAATAGGCTTCTCAAGCTTGTTGGTATATGCGCCTACGCTCATCGCAACCGTATCAAGACTGCTATGGTCAGGACCAGAGCCAGGGTTTGATGATGCCTTAGTTTTTTTGCCATCCATGGTATGGGGCTCCGCATAAACAGAGGCTGGGCCTATTTCTTTGCCCTTAACCTTCATGGAGTATTTAGCCATTACTTCATTCCTTGGTTACGAGCTCGGGCCATGTTCCGACCCATCTTACGCATCATGTCGCCGGTGGGGCCACCTTTACGAAGTTTTGTCATGGGCTTTCCAGGATGCATGGTTTTTTCATGCTTATGAACCGCACCTGCAATCATTTTTTTATCCTGCTTAATATCGTCTTTCATATCACGCTCCTATACTCACCGAGTTAACCGACCCAATACCTATTAGATGATTTGGCGTTAATGCCGTATCAAATGACCTTGCGCCACCAACCGGGTTAAAACCCCATTCAATGACCCGACTTCCATCTAATGGAACGCCTGTGTAAAGCGGATTCGTTCCGACTGTATAGTTTGTCTGCAATCCGTTGTAACCAGACTGGTAATATGAATTGGCGTCAGTTCTCGGGTTGCGAACAGCCTGGGGGTCATCTACGGGCCACATGCCCAACTGGAGCTGTGGTTGATCTGGGTTCCAACACTCAGGACATGCCAATATATTGACATTTTTTGTCTTAATTACCAAGCCCTTCAGTTGCTTAAGTTTATACCGAAATCCGCAGATATCACACTGCGCTATGGCAAAC